CAATTATTGGAGAGAGTGAAGAAAGTTCAACAAGAATGGATTAAACCAGGTCACAGAAGTGGTTCAAATGCTCACAATGTATCTGCAACCATTTCAGTTCGTGAACACGAATGGCCTGCGGTTGGTGAGTGGATGTGGGAAAACAAAGATGCATACAATGGATTATCAGTTCTACCATACGACGGAGGAAGTTATATCCAAGCACCGTTTGAAGATTGTACTAAAGAAAAGTACGAAGAGCTTATGAAAACATTACATGATGTTGATTTATCTAAAATTGTTGAATTAGATGATGATACAGACTTGAGTGGTGAAGCGGCTTGTGCTGGAGGGGCTTGTGAAGTAAAATTCGTATAATATGAACGAACAAAATAACGGAAGGGAGAAGCCTAAAAAACTTCTCCCTTCTGATTTTTACTATAATGATAAAGGATTAATTGTTTTTACAGAATCATACCACACTAATAGAGGTTTTTGTTGTGGTAAAGGATGTTTAAATTGCCCTTATGAACCAAAGTATCAAAAAGGTAATACTTCTTTAGTAAAAAAATAATCCAAGTATATTTATGGTATATGGCAGATGGAATTACATATGGTCTTAATTTCCCTTTTAGAGATTCTAGAAGGGGTGACTACTTAGAACTTACTCAATTAGAGTCTCAAGAAATCAAGGCGGACTTAATACATCTTTTATTAACTAGAAAAGGTAGTAGATATTTTTTACCTGATTTTGGAACAAGATTGTATGAGTTTTTATTTGAACCTTTTGACGGATTAACTTTTGACGCCATTCAGTCAGACATAAGAGATGCCGTTCAAGCTTATATGCCAAATTTATTATTGAATCAAATAACAATTACCCCAGCAGACCCAATGGAAGAAGTTGACACTATGTTAGGAGAAAACACGGTAGGAACAAGTGAATCACCAATATATAGACTTCCTGGTAAAGGGACATCAGAATATACCGCTAAAATTAGAATAGACTATTCTAACAACAGAACAACTTTTGCTCAAAGTGATTTTGTTATAATTAATATTTAATATAGATGGCAAATCGTAAAATTTCATATACAACCAGAGATTATCAGGGAATAAGAACTGAGTTACTCAATTATTGTAAAACATACTATCCTGAATTAATTCAGGACTTTAATGATGCCTCAGTATTCTCCGTGTTTATTGATTTGAATGCTGCGGTTGCAGATAACCTACATTATCATATTGATAGAAGTATTCAGGAAACTGTTCTTCAATATGCACAACAAAGGTCATCTATCTATAATATAGCTAGAACCTATGGATTAAAAATTCCTGGTCAAAGACCTTCGGTGTCTTTAGTTGATTTCTCAATAACTGTTCCTGCGTTCGGGGATAAAGAAGATGAGAGATACTTAGGAATTCTTGCAAGAGGGTCTCAAGTTTCAGGGGCTGGAATCATATTTGAAAATATATATGATGTTGATTTTACATCACCATACAACGCTCAAGGTTTTCCAAATAGGTTAAAAATACCAAACTTTAACGCTAATAATGTTTTAATTAACTACACAATTACTAAAAGAGAATTGGTTGTTAATGGTATTACAAAAGTTTTTAAAAGAGTTATTACTCCAAATGACGTTAAGCCATTCTTTGAGTTATTCTTACCTGAGAAAAACGTATTAGGTATTACTAGTGTATTATTAAAAAGTGGTACCGAATATACAAATGTACCAACAACGGCAGAATTTTTAAGCCCTTCAAATAAATGGTATGAGGTTGACGCTTTAGCTGAAGACAGAGTTTTCATTGAAGACCCAACTAAAGTATCAGACCAACCAGGTATTAAAGTTGGTAAGTATATTCAAACATCTAATAGATTTATAAGTGAATACACCCCTGAAGGATTCAAAAAAATGACCTTTGGTGGAGGAACCAACACGGCTCAAGATGCTTTAAATCAATTTACAACATTAGGTACAACATTAGACCTACAAAGATATTCAAACAACTTATCTTTAGGTTCGGCACTAATACCAAACTCAACCTTGTTTATTCAATATAGAGTTGGAGGAGGATTAGGGACTAACTTAGGAACAAACGTAATCAACCAAATTGGTACAGTTTCGTTTTTTGTTAATGGTCCATCAGAACTTACAAACTCTTCAGTTGTGAATTCATTAAGATGTAATAACGTAACTGCGGCTATTGGAGGTGCGGGACTACCATCTTTAGAAGAAATAAGAAACTATGTTTCATTTAATTTCTCGGCACAAAAAAGAGCGGTAACAGTTCAAGATTATGAATCAATAGTCAGAAATATGCCAGCGGAATTTGGGGCACCTGCAAAAGTATCAATCACTGAAGACAATAACAAAATACTTATTCAACTGTTGTCATATGATACCTCTGGTAAATTAACAAACATTGTATCAAATACTTTAAGACAAAATGTTGCAACATATCTTTCTAACTATAGAATGATGAACGACTACATATCTATTTTAACCGCTGAGGTTATTGACCTAAGTGTTGAAGTTTCAATTGTTTTAGACTCCGCACAAAACTCAGGACAAATTATTGCAGACGTTGTAGATAGAATATCAGGTTACTTTGACCCACAAATCAGAGAGTTGGGACAAAATGTTTATCTTTCTGAATTACAAAGTATTGTTCAAAATCAAAGTGGTGTATTAACAGTTGCTGGAATTAAAGTGTTTAACAATGTTGGTGGACAATATTCTTCAGCAGAAACTTCTATGGTATATTCAGACCCTGAAACTAAAGAGATTGCACCAGTTGACGACACAATTTTTGCTCAACCATCACAAGTTTATCAAATTAGATATCCAAATAAGGATATTAAAGTTTCCGTTAAAAACTTCCAATCTATTACATTCTCTTAATAGGTTTATTCTCTGAGGGTTTGGTTTATAATTTATAATGTGTGTATCCATACTTTAAAAAGTACACATAAACTATTTATAAACTAAAGACATTACATGGGTGACTCATATAGAATTAAGACCGAGCTTGGTATTAATAAGTCAATTAATATACAATTAGACCAAGAGTTTGAGTTCTTAGAAATTTTATCTCTTAAAATACAACAAACTGACATCTACACAAGAAGTTGAGCGGACTATGGTGTTTTAGTTGGTAGAATTACTGCGAACAATGGGTTCGGTCTCCCAAACGCTAGAGTTTCAATTTTTATTCCAATTGAACAAGTCGACCAATCAAACCCTCTTATCACAAGTATATACCCATACAAATCACCAACTGATAAAAATGAAGACGGTTTTAGGTATAATCTTTTACCATACGTTAAATCTTATTCCAAACATGCATCAACAGGAACGTTTCCATCAAGAGCCGATGTATTAACAGGAGACACTGCAGTAGAAATTTACGACAAGTATTATAGATTTACATCCAAAACCAACGAGAGTGGTGATTATATGATTATGGGAGTTCCTCTTGGGGACCAAACCGTGGTTATGGATGTTGACCTTTCTGATATTGGGGAGTTCTCATTAACGCCCCAAGATTTAATTAGAATAGGACTTGCAACCGAAGCCCAAGTTGCGGGAAATAAGTTTAGAACATCTAATGATTTAAATTCATTACCTCAAATTATTAATTTATCAAAAAATGCTGAAATATCTCCATTATGGGGAGACCCTGAAATTTGCCAAATATCAATTAATAGATTAGATTTTGATTTAAGAGATGATGCAAATGTGGATATTCAACCAACATCTGTATTTATGGGGTCTATGTTCTCATCTCCCGATGGTATGAGGGTTAGAAAAAATTGTAGCCCAAGGGATAATATGGGTAATTTGTGTGGGTTAATTGCCACACCTGGGCAAATTTTATCTATTAGACAAACAATACAACAAGACGAAGACGGAAATCCTGTTTTGGAGGTTTTTGAATTAGAACAAGCGGGAAATGTTATTGACGGAACAGGAGCATGGTTAACAGAACTTCCAATGAATTTAGATTATTTTATTACAAATGAATTTGGAGAAAAAGTGTTATCTAATGACCCTACAGTCGGAATACCAACAAAGGCAAAATATAGATTTAAAGTAAAGTGGTCGCAGCCAAATGAATTAACATTACAAACAAGACGTGCATACTATTTAGTTCCAAATGTTAAAGAATATGG